CAACCCGCGGATTACAAGTTCGCTAGTTCGGCACCCTTTCGGGCACACGGTGACTCTGTGCGACCGCTGCTCCCCCGCCGCCTTCCGCCGGGGACCATCGTCGATCCGCGGCCCGCAACGGCCGCCGCTCGGGCGTCCCTCCAGACGGCTGCGTGATGAGCCAGCAGTGGCGGCACACTGAGCCCGACCCCAAGACCGGTCTGCACCCGCTCGCTCCGTGGCCGGTGCACCCTGCCGCGCCGCTCGACGTCGACCTGGTCGCCGAACTGCTCTCCGAGCTTCGGGGCGAGGTCACCACCTGGACCGAGCTCGAGAGGGGGCACGTCGAGCGCGGGAACCGGGAGATGGCCGACTGGTGCGGTGCGCACGTCGAGGCCGCGCGCCACGGCCTGAGCGCCGCTGAGCGCCTCATCGCCCGTGCCAACCATCGCGCCACACTGCGAGCCCGGGCCGGTCGTCCACCACGTGCGGCGTGGACCGCGTGAGCGCCGGCGATGAGCTAGACGAGATCATGCGCGACCTGGATCGAACGACCGCCGAGTGGTCGGCCGCCGGCTACGGCTACGGCACCCCCGAGGACGACGCCCGCGAAGGTGTGTTCGCTCGCCTCAAGGAGTGGAACACCGCGCACGACGCCAAGGCCGGCCCGGGGCGAGCTCACCCCGACGCGAAGACGGGCGGGGACGGTCGATCATGACTCTGCGTGCCGTCGACGTCCCGCCTTCACCCGGATGGCTGTGACCATCCCTCCGATGTCACCTGACCGTGCCGTTCCGAGATTGCTCGGTCTTGCTGATGCGCATGGCCAGCGGATGGGGGACCTGACGGCGGAGCTGCTCGATGAATGGACGCTGTGGATGCGCGCCGCGGGCATGAGCGAGCGCACAGTGGACAACCGGCTCAGCTTGGTGCGCTTCTTCGGCCGGTACGCCGACGTCGACGCATGCACCGCAGAGTGGAAGTCGCTGGCCACCTTCCTCAGCCGTGAACTCGCCTCCGGGCAGCGAGTCTCCCCCGGCACCCGGCAGGTTAACTACGCCGACCTCGACGCGTGGTTCTCCTGGCTGCAGGCCATGAGCTACCGCAGCGACAACCCGCTCGACCGGCTGCACAAGCCGAAGGCCGTCAAGAGGTACCCGCGGCCGGTCACGACCAGCCAGCTTGAGCGGGTGCTCGCGACCGCCAACCGGCGTCGCACGCTGGCCATGGTGCTCCTGGGCGCCTATCAGGGGCTGCGGGTGCATGAGATCGCAAAGTTCCGCGGCGAGGACATCGAGGGCCAGTTCCTCCACGTCCTCGGGAAGGGCTCGAAGCCGGCCCGGCTCCCCCTGCATCCCGACGTCGCGGCCATCGCGCTGGACTTCCCGCGCTACGGCTATTGGTTCCCGTCGTACACGCTGGCCGGCCAACCGCTGACGGCGAAGAGCGTGTGCACGGTGATCAGCAAGCTGATGGACCGAGCCGAGGTTCGCGCGACTGCCCACCAGCTACGGCACTGGTACGGGACGGAGGTCCTGCGCGCGGCCGGCGGGAACCTGCGGATCGCACAGGAGCTGCTGCGCCACGACTCGCCGTCGACGACGGCCCTCTACACCTTCGTCGACGACGCGGAGGCACGGGCGGCGATCCTGGGTCTCCCCCGCGTCGCTGGTCAGGCTGCCATCCCCGACGTCGTCGACGTCGTCCGGCAGCTACGGATCGTCGCCTGATCTTCCGGATCCGGTCCGGTACGGTCTCGCACCATGCGCGCTCCCCTGCTCCTGGTCCTTATCGCCGCGACTCTCACGGCCTGCAGCGCCGGCGGAGGAGGAGGAGGAGGCGACGAGTCGGTCGTCTACACGCTGGAGTCCGACGCGCCCATGGTCTCGGCCACCTACGCGACCGCGGACAGCAACGGCATCGGGCAGCAACAGGAGCTCGGCGTCGCCCCGCCGTGGACGAAGACTGTGCAGGTGGAGGAGAGCCTGCTGTCCGGGAACGCCTTCGTGCTGACCGGCTCTATGGACCCGGTGCTGGACGCGAGCGGCCCGGACGGAACGACGATCACCTGCCGCATCGAGGTCGGCGGGGAGGTCGTCGCGGAGCAGACGTCGACCGGGCAGTACGCCACGGCGACCTGCACCGCCAGATGACCGCTCGCTGGGCGGTCAGCTGCCCGAGGCGGCGAGGACGGCGCCGGCCTCGGTCAGGAAGTGCGGCCGCTGCCCCGCCCGGCGGTCCTCCGTGCGCGCAACGAGGTTGCGGTCGTAGAGGTAGGTGAGCGCGCCGGAAGCTTTGCCTTCGGTCCAGCCGGCCCGCCCCGCGAGCTCGACGAGGGTCAACCCGTCGTCGGCGCGCCGGATCCACTCCGCGGCCTGCTCGTACACGTACCCGGCGGGTGCCGGCAGCTTGGCGTCCGCGCGCGGACGGAAGGCGATGACCCGGCCGGCCTCGCGCCGGTAGTTCTGCGCGGTGCCGACGGAGACGCCGAGGGTCTCGGCGATCGCGCGTACCGGCATGCCCGTGGGGCGCTCGGCCGTGGGCGCGCTCATGGAGGCGGCCAGCGCCACCTTCTCCTGCCGGGGCAGGTTGAGCCTGGCAAGCAGGTCGCCGAATCGGTGCACGACGTAGGTGTGCCACGTGTCGAAGCCGCGGAGCAGGTGGGCATCGAGGTCGCGCAGTCGACCGAGGTTGTCGATCGCGGACGAGAGGTCGTCGCGGGTGGCCACCTCGAGCTGGTCGACCAGCTCAAGGGACGGCAGGGGGCGGAGGGTCTCAGCGGGCACGGTGGGATTCCTATCGAGGGGTGGAGAGGCAGCGGTGGCAGTTGCGGGTGGCCCACCGCGCGAAGTGCCCGTGCGGGCATCGAGGCGCATGGACGGGGACCCGGGGCAAGCGCTCGGGGTCGACCGCGGCCGCGGCGTCCGTGACCGGCACCGGGGTCGGGATCGGGGGCACCGGCCGGGCCGCCGGCGCCGCGGCGTAGCGGACGAAACGGCTGCCCACCCGCACGTACAGATCGACGTCCGCGGTCGTCATGGCAGCAGGAGCTCGGCGAGCGTCGCGCCGCCCACGGCGACAAAGAGCGCCAGGGCGCCGATGACGCGATCGGAGGCGCGCTCGATGAGGGACGGCGGGCGGTTCACAGGATGATCCCGGCGGCGCGCATGGCGGCGGTGGCCGACTCGGCCTGCTCGGAGAGCAAGGCGACGGCCTCGCCGCGGGTGATCAGGACGACGACGTTGGGGTCGTCGGCGGCGACGCGGTCGAGGTAGTCGACGGAATGGATGGTGCCGGTGGCGTCCTGGACGACGCAGGCCGTAGATCGGCCGAGGACGAGTGCGGCGAGCTGCTCGGCGGTGATCGAAGGGGTACAGGTAGCGGTCGCGGTCATGTCCTATTTATCGGACAGACCACCCCACATCTGTCCTACTTATCGGACATCGTGACCGGACCGTGACCTAGAACTCAGACACTCCGGTGTCAGCGTTCGGCGAGACCGACCAGCTCTGATGCCGTCATCTCGAAGGCGGCCGCGACGGCTGCCACGTCGTCGACGTCGAACGGCCTCTCCCCGCCGAGCTTGTAGGCCATCACCGAGGGCACGAGCCCCGTGCGCCGGGCGAGCTCCCGTCCGGACCAGCCTCGCTCCTCGCACAGTCGCTTGATCTCAACGGCGAGCGCAGCGGCCAACTTCTCGGACACGGGAGGAGCGTAGCCGTGGCTGTCCAGCGTTCAGATCTGTACACCTGCCCCGGAACGACGAAGACGCCCCCCGCCAGCCCGGAGGCTGGTGGGGGGCGTCTCGTGGGCTGACCAGGCCTCGTGCTCCGCAACCGCACCGGCAAGCTATGCCTGGGGTGCGACAGCTTCCGCTCGTCCACACCGGACGCAGGGTGCGTCGGCTGCTAGGTCAGCAGCTGGAGGACGGCGTCGACGCCTTCGTGCACTGCCCAGGCGGTGGCCAGGGTCGCGGCGAGGCCGGCGACGGACAGTGAGACGACGAGAGGCGCATCCCGCCACCAGCCGGCGCGGCGGGCCGGGTTCGCCAGGGCACCCCAGCGGACACCGACCCACATCACCCAGCGGATGAGGAACGGCACCCCCGCCTCCCGCATGACGCGGCGGAACAGACCGTCGGTGTCCCGGGCGTTCACCGGCGGGGTGAGACCGTCGATCGCCCCTCGGCGCGCCGCCTGGTGCGCCTTGGCGAGCTCTACGCACAGCCAGTCGTGGAGGACCGCGGCGGCCTCGTATGCGCCCTGCGGCGGGATCAGCGCCCAGAACACCCGCGGCACCGAGGCCAGGTCGGTCGGGAAGTCCGCCGGCACGTGGATGACGTCGGAGTCCCCGACGTAGTCGGTGGGGCCGACGGTGGCGTACTGCCCAGCTCCGACGTAGCGCAGGACAGGGCCGGCGGCGAACGGCATCAGTCGGCGTCCTGAACGACAGCGTGCCGTGGCTCGTACTCCTCGGTGTTGCCCGTCTCGTAGACGCCGAGCCCGGCCAGGGCGCCCACGAGGAGGCTGGCCAGCATCACCCGCCACGTGATCGGCTGATCGGACAGCAGCAGCGCCGTGGGTGGGCTCAGGAAGGCCGCGAGGGCGGACAGTGTGGCCTTCCGGGCCGTCGTCAGCAGCGCGATCACGGGGCCTCCTCCGGGACGAACAGGGGCGCCAGGTCGAGGTACAGCGGCGGCGGCTCCGGGATGTCCAGCCCGGCTCTCTGCGCCTTCGGCACCCACTCGTTGTCCCAGGTGGTGTGCTTGCGGGCTTGGTTGTCCCGCAGCTGCTCGCGGCGGCGCATGTCGGACAGCTCGCGGCGCAGCCATTCGACGTCGTCCCGCAGCTGCTCCAGCTCGGCGGCGTCCCGCTCGAGCTCGGCGCCGTACCGTGCGCGCCACAGCGCCTGGTCGCGCTCGATTCGCCGCTCCTGCCGGCGGGTCCACCAGCGGGCGAGGGCACCCACCCAGGCGAAGCCGCCCTTGAGTTCGGCGAGTCGCTTGGACAGGAACAGGTAGAAGGCCATGGCGACGACGAGCCCGAAGACGATCGGGTTGTCCATCCGCTCGGCGATGAGCGGCCACAGGTCGGCGTCGCTCATGCGCGCTCGGGCGGCGTCTTGGTCTCGATGAGCTCCCGGCGGCGGAGGACGGCGAAGATGCTGACGCCGAGGGAGCCGTGGACGAGAGCGGCCCAGGCGAGGCCCACGGGGGTGCGGACGCCCGGGCCGATGCCGGTGACGAGGAACAGTCCGAAGGCGACGGAGGCGTAGCTCAGCGCCGCCATCAGGTGCCCGATGGCGATGACGGGCCCCCAGCGGCCGATGAACCCGATGGCGCCGGTGATGGCCGCTGCGATGAACAGCGCACCCCAGGCCGTGAGGGGGGCGGAGTCCTGGACGCGTGAGAGCAGCGACGACGCGTCGTCGTCGGGGCGGAGGTAGTCCAGGCCGCGGATGAGGCAGACCAGCAGGGCACCGATCTGCACGATGAGGAGCACCCCGAACGCTTGGCCGGGCTGCCAGGTGCCGCGGCGCAGCCGGATGGAACGCATGGGTCAGACGGGCGGGTCGCCGGCGGCGGTGCCGAGCTTGTCGCTCGCCTCCGACACGGCTGCGGCGAGCTTGGACACGGCTTCTGCCTTGGCGCGGTTGGAGTCGGCGAGCCCGGCCAGCTTTTCGACGAGCGGTGCGTTCGTCTTCGCCAGCGACTGCTCGACGATCCCTGCCAGCTCGCCGACGCTGGCTCCGCCGACCACGGCTGCGCCGGCATCGAGGGTGGCTTGCACGCGGGCGACCTGGTTCCGCAGGCCCTCCGCAGGATCGGTGACCGCCCACATGAGCAGGTCGGTCTGCGCGTCCTCGTCCTGGATGATGGTCAGCAGGGTGTCCGTGACCGGCTTGACCAGGGCGACGATGGCGTAGCGGGCCAGGGCGGCGTCCTGGGTGAGCGTCTCCTGCTGCTGCTGGCTGAGTGCCATGAAGGGGTCCTCCTCGGACGGTGGGGTGTAACCGGGGGCGGCCAGCAACTTGGCCTGGATTCGGGCGCAGAACGCCTCGTCGCGGTTGATCTCGAAGTGCATGGGGTCCTTGCGGCCGGTGTAGTCGCCGCCCCAGCGGATCGCGCCCTCATACAGCGTCAGGTGGTCCTTGAGCTTCGCGATCTCATCCTTCGTCAGGTACTTCGTCGGTTCGACACCGAGCGGCCACTTCGTGGCGTCGACGTCGAGCGCGGTGCCGGAGGCGTGGTTGGACAGCTCCGTGCCGCCACGGATCGGCCGCTCGGCGTAGCCCCAGTCGTCGAGGATGCCGGGGTCGATGTCGCGGATGTTCGCGTCGAACCAGTTGCCGAGGTGCTGCAACAGCCAGCCCGGGGCGCCCTTCCGCAGAGCGACCTTCGTCTTGCCGCCAATCAGGTACGTCTCGACCTGGCTGCGGTCGTTGGCCGAGAAGCCGTTCTGCGAGCTGACCATCAGCCGCCGCCCAGCTTCGAGGTGAGCCGGCGGACGGTGACCTCGGACATGCGGTCCAGCGCGTCCGGGTCGCCGTCGTCGTAGGTGATCGTCACCGTGCCCGGTCCGATCGGCGGGCCGAGCGAGTCGGCGGGACGGTCGGGGTCGTTGATGCCGGTGACGATGCGACCGTCGACCTCGTCGGTCGGGATGGCCTCGTAGGCGTTGGCGGGGAACTCTGCTCGAGCGTCGGTCATGCCGTGGCCGTCCAATCGAGAGACAGAAGGCTGTTCGTCAGGTAGGCGGAGGTGTCGGTGCGGATGAGGCCGACGACGATGTTCGCCGCGTCGTAATTGAGGACTTTCACCACGCCGATGCGCTGCAGCAGGTCCGACGCCTGCTGCGTGGTTGTCACCTGGATGGACGACGGGGTGACGCCGAGCCCGTGGGGGAACGTGTAGGCGCCGCCTGCGTCGGTGGTGGGCGCACCGACGGTGTAGAGGACGCGGCCGGTGGTCTCGTACTTCCACTTCGAGCCGCTGTAGTACTGCTCGTTGTCGCCGACGAGCGCCTTAGCACCGGCGTGCAGGTTGCCGGTGTAGTAGGTGTCGCGGGCGGCGTTGGACGCGAAGACGGGGACGTCGGAGCCCTCAGCCCACACTGTGCCGGTCCACCGCTGGACTAGGCCGCCGAGGTCGAGGCGTTTCACCGATAGGCCGAGGTACTTGTCGAGTGCGTCCCGCTCGGCCTTGGAGCTGACGGGGACGGGGGCGCCGGGGGCGACGGCGTATTTGAGCTCCGGCGTCACGTCCTGTGCCCGGATGTTGCCGCTGCTCTCAGCAGCGACGCGCACCGCGGTGGCAGCGATGGACATCCAGTGCGCGTTGGCCAGCGCGTTGGTCGGCCGGCCAGCGCCGGGCGTTCCCTTCAGGATCCGTACCTTGCCGGTCGCGGCCGCCGTGCCGGTGTCGATGACCTCGACGATGACCAGGTCGGTACGGGCCTGCGCGGAGGACGCGTCGATGTCGAGGTCGACCTGGTCCCAGCTGACCCGGTAGAAGCCGCCGGACACCGAGGTGGACGGGATGTCGGCGATTCCAGCGTTGACGCGCACCTTCATCACCGGGGTCGCCAGCGCCGCCACCAGCCCGGGGTTGCCTCCGGACGGCCGGACGCCGCCCCGCGAGGCGAGCGGCGTCGCCCCCCCGCCGCTGGAGAGGACGTGCAGCCGCAGCTCCTGAGCATTCTGGCTCTTCCCGTCGACGAACGACGGGGACCGGGTGGCCATCTCTGAGGCCATGGGGCTCCCTCCGACACGCGCCTTCGGCGCTTCCAAGTTGCGGTTCGGTCACGTACCGTTAGTGATCCACCGCGCGGAGGAGTCACCGAGATGAGCCGGATCAGTCAGGTCGTGCGTGCGCACACCGGGATCGCCATAGCCAGTGCTGTGCTGGTCCTAGGCGGCGCGGGCGCAGCGACGGCCGCCGTGGCGACGACGTCGACCGAGCGCCCGGCCGAGGAGGCGCCAGTCGCGCCCGCGGGCGACGTCGAGGACAGCCCCCAGGTGGAGGCTCCGGCCGCTACCGTCGAGGACGTGACGACGACGCCCGACGACGCGACTGCCCCGGCACCGGCTCCGGCACCGGCTCCTGCGCCGGTACCCGCGCAGGAGACCGTCCCGGCGCCTCAGGTGAACCCCGACGGTTCTCTGCCGGAGGGGTGGCTACCGCCGCAGAACCCCGGCGAGCCGCCATGGGCGCCCAACCCGGGTCTGCCCCCCTCGGAGAAGCTGCCCGGCGAGACGGGGTACGTCGCCCCGGCCGGTTAGGACTGCCGGCCCCACCAGCCCAGCGGCTCAACACGCAGCCCACCACCCGCGCTGGTGCGCCGTCCCTGGACCTTCACGTTCAGAGTGCTTGTGTGGACACCCGCCACAGGGCCGGGACCGACGAAGCGGGTCGCGATGGTGAAGCCCTCAGCAGTTACGGGGCCGAGGGGCACATCGTTGACGAGCACCTGCGTCTCTCCGGACGTGCCAGCCGTGTCCATGGTGGCCCGGTAGCCCACGATGAGCTTGGGCTGCTGCTTGTCCAGACTCGCGTCCCACAGCGTTTCCCACGCCGGTGACGTGGTGGACACGGACATGTCGACGTACCTGGCGCGCGCGAAGCCGCCGGCCAGCCAGGGCCGAGCCAGGCCCTGTCCGGAGTCGGTGTCGTCGGAGATCGTCACGTTTCCTGCGCGGTCGAACATCGCAAGGAACTGCTGGAACCCGCCCGACCCAGGCAGGGGGTCGTACATCGCCAGGGCGAGCGTCCCATCGGCCCGGTACAGCAGGTGCATCGGCTGGTAGGAGCCGTCGGGCAGGTCGAAGCCGTGGTTGTAGTCGTACAACCCGGAGTGGACCATCGTCGAGCCGTTCGGGTGCTCGACCCGCATCTTGCTGCCGGCGGTGACCACGAGGCCCTTGCCGCCGCTGATCGTGGTGAAGGCGGCCCGAAGAGACGTCTCCAGGTTCTCGATGCGTCGCTGCAGGTCCGCGATGCGGTTGTCCTCGCTGGGCGGTGGCAGCACGCGTGGCCTCCCTTCAGGGGTTGGTGACGACCAGGTCGACGGTGTCGACGCTGCTGGTGCTGGGATGGATGTCCCAGCCGATGACACGGAGCAGCACCTCGCGGAGCGGCCAGCGGGTGTCGCTCACGCGGGCGACGATGTGGTCGCCGAGCACGTAGGAGCCGAACGCGGGTTCGGCGTCCGCGCGGACTCGCAGTGTCCAGCCCTCGTTCACCCCGAGCCTGTCGGCCAGCTGAGCGGACGCCTTCGCGAACGCGTTCTCCAGCTGGGTCTCGTCGCCGGTGTGCGTGTACTCGAGCAGCGGCCCGCCGGTGTCGGTCTCCCGGGTGTCCAGCGCGGTGGCGATGATCTTCGACTCGCCTTCGCCGGCGCCGAGCACGTCGACGAGGTTGGCGGAGGTGTAGGCGTCCTCGTCGAGGACGAGGTCCTCGACGACCCCGGGATGTTCGAAGACCAGCTGCGTGTCGGCCGCGGACACGCCCAGGGTCGGGTAGCCGAACCTCCAGGTGGCGAACGGGGCGTTGGTCACCGGGTCGATCGCGTAGTCGAGGCGTTGCTCGAAGCCGCCCTGCACCGCGGCGAGCTCGGCGAGCAGCTCGCTGATCTTCTTGCGCGACAACGCTTGGTAGCCGTCGAGCTCGAGGCGGTCCCGCAGCACTCCGGACACGGCCGGGTCCAGCCGCAGCCACGGCACGTCGGCGGCCGGCCCCTTCGACAGCGGCTGCTCCAGGGCGTGGAGCAGTGGCCGGCCCAGGGCGTAGCGGATCAGGTCGCGGGCGATGCCGAGCTGGTCGACCTGGGAGAACTGCAGCGTGGCCCGCACGGTGCGGGCCGCCAGCAGGGAGTCGATGCGGTCGGCCTGCACCGTCATCACCGGGTTACCGGCGCGGTAGCCGGGGCGCGCCCACACGAGGAAGCAGCCCACCGGGCGGTTGTCGCGCATCGGCCAGATCACCGTCCGCCGCGGTGTGGTCACGAACTCGGCGTCGACCCCGCCGTCCTCGATGCCCCGGGAGAACATGGGGTCGGCCAGGTCGACGACGCCAGTCAGGCGGGGCACCGACAGAATGGAGTCGGGCACCGAGGTGACCTGTAGGGGCAAGGCCTGGCAGAGCTGGGTGCCCGTTCGCAGGTCGGTCACCAGGTATCGGAACGTCGAGTCGCTCACTGCCGCGGTCACCACCAAGCGGGGAAGAAGAGGACGCCCATGGTGGGGGTGCCGCTGCCGGTGGCCTCGCCGACCGCCTGCAGGTCGCTACTGATCCCCGGCGGCAGCTCGAACAGTTGCGTCACGGTCGACCCGGGCTCCGGACCCCTGTAGGCGGTGCCGTTCAGGATCGCAACCCCGCGGTCGGTGTCGATGACGAGCTCGTCGTCGTCGTCGAGCGTGAGGCCGTACCGGAGCACCTGGTTGGTGGTGGCGTTCAGCACGCCGGGCCGGACCTGGGGTCCCTTGAGCATGATCAGCACAGGGGCCGGCGCGGTTCCCGGGTTGGTGACCGTCTGGGCCCCGCCGGCCGCCCGCGCCGGCAGGAAGAGGGGCGGTGTCCACGGGGGAGCGACGCCCCCGCCGGGCTGCTGCAGCGGGGTCGGGGACGGCGACACCGGCTCCAGGGCGTACCGGCGTGGATCGGGTGCGGCCAGGGTCAGCTGCCACTCGAAGACCACCGGCGTCAGGTCGGTGACCCGGGGGTCGGAGTTCAGCTCGACCGCGGCCTGCCGGGACATGTGCCGTTCGTGGACGACGAGCTGCTCGAGGTCGGGTCCGGACAGCAGCGCGGTGAAGCGGTCCTTCGCCTCCTCCCGGGCGACCGGCGTGGGCGCCTCGGCCACGCCGGTGAGCGTGATCAGCCGCTCCTCCCCGTAGGGGCGGGAGCGGGTCGTCCCATGCCCCGAGGGGCGAGGCGATCGCCGTGACCGCGGGTTCAGCCCGGCCGACCAGCCCGTCTCCTTGTTCACCTTCCACAGCACGCCGGCCTCGTCGACGGCGTTCCCGGTCCAGCCGGGCAGCTCGTACACGACCTCGCCGACCAGAGGGGTGGCCATCACCGCTCCTTCGTCGCCCAGGTGCCCAGGTTCACGACCTCGGTGGCCAAGGACCGCACGGACTGCCCCTCGTAGGCGTGCACCTGGAGGACGGGGCCGTCGCCGCCGGCCGCGCCCTGGGAGGAGCCCGCGGCAGCGGCCGCCGCAGCTGCCCGCCCAGCCGTGGCGAAAGCGCCCGTGGCACCGATGTCGCCGGCAGCGACACCGGGGGTCGCCAGCATGAGAGGGACCGCGACCGCGGCCGCGGCCAGCGACATCGTCGCCCGCTTCACCAGGCTCGTCTGACCGAGCATGCCCTTGACCAGGCCCTGGCCGATGTTGCCGCCGTAGCCGGCGAACACCTTGCTGGGCGAGGAGATGCCCAGGGCCGCCTCGAACGGGCCGCGGATCCAGCCCGGCACGAGGTCCAGGAAGAAGCGGCCGATGTTGCGCAGCAGCGACCCGGCGCCGTCGAGGAGGCCCTGGATCATGTTCTTGCCGGCGTTCCACAGCAGGGAGCCGAGGTCGCCGAGCGCGCCGAGGACCTTGCCCGGCAGCTCCTTCACGAACGACACCGCCGAGTTGACCCCGTTGGAGAAGGCGCTCTTGATGGCGTCCCAGTGCTTGATGATCAGGCCGACGAGGGTCCAGTTGAGGAACAGGTTCCAGATCCATTCGGCCCCGGCCTTGACGGCGCCGACGATCCACTCCCAGGCCTTCTTCGTCCAGGCGACAACGGTGTCCCAGTTGGCGACGATCAGCGCGACCAGGGCGACGACCGCGGCGATCACCCAGCCGACCGGACCCATAGCCACCACCCAAGCGGCGGCCATCTGAGCGCCGGACACCAGCGCCCTGACACCCATCATCACCCAGCTGGCCACGACCCCGGCTGCAGTGGCCGCTGCGGATGCGACCATGACCGCGCCCCTGGCAACGAACCCCGCTGCCATCGCCACCAGCGATGCGACCGTGCGCACCTGCGCGGCTACCCAGGCCGCCGCAGTCGAGGCGGCCGCCGCGATCGAACCCAGCATGGTGGTGCGCTGCACTCCGGTGAGGACGCCCATCTGGAATGCGAGCGCACGCTGGGCAGAGGCGAGGGCGAAGTTCGACGCGACTTGCGCAGCCTGGATCGGCAGGGACGCCAGTGCAGCGATGTTGGCGGCGGTCTGGCCGGCCTTCCAGAGCAGGAACCCGGCGGCCAGCACGGGCAGCACCCAGGACAGCTGGTCGGCGTTGTCAGCCAGAAAGCCGACGACGTCGCCAGCCGCGCTGACCAGTGTGGCGACGTCGGGCAGCACCCCGCCCACGGACTTCAGCATCGACAGCACGCCACCGCCTGCGGAGGCGGCAGACCCGAACTCGCCGCCCAGGTCACTGAAGTCACCCGAGCGCACCGCCTCGAACACGGCGAGGGCGGCCTCCCGGATCCGGAACAGCACGTCGACGGCTCGGCTGTCCTCCGACAGCCCCGCCACGAGCCCGCCCTTGTAGTCGCCTTGGAACAGGATGCCGTAGGCGACCTGGCCCCAGCTGGCCACTGTCGCGATGCCGCTGGCCAGCCGCGGCATCATGTCGGCGACCCAGGATGTCGCCCCACCCAGACCGTTCTTGATCATCGGGATCAAGGGTTCGATGGCCTTGGCGAGGCCCATGTTGACCGTGTCCTTGAGCGTCGAGAACATGCCGTTCAGCGACTGGGACTGGGCGTCCATCAGGCCGGTGAACCGCTCAAGGCCCGCGCCCGACTCCAAGGCGCCCATCAGCTGGTCGAGCTCCTCGCGGCCGAGCTTGCCCTGCTGGGCGAGCTCGGCGACCTGCTCCACGCTCTTTCCGGTGGCGGCGGCCAGCAGGTCGAACACGGGCACGCCGGCGTCGCGGAGCTGGTTGAGGTCCTCTCCGGTGATCCGGCCGGCCGCGGACATCTGCTGCAGGGCGACGGTGGCCCTCTTCACGCCCTCAGCGCCGGTGCCCATCCCCGACGTCGCATTGCCCAGCGACGTCATGATCGGGATGACCTTGTCGGCGCTGATGCCCGCGGACACCAGGGAGGAGGCGGCGGTCTGCAGCTCGGGGAACTCGAACGGCGTCTTGGCCGCGAAGGCGGCCAGGTCCTGCAGGAAGGCGTCGGCTTTTTCCCCGGAGCCGAGCATCGTCGTGAAGGCGATATTGGCCTGCTCCATGCTGGCCGCGGTCTGCAGCCCGGCCTTCGCGCCCGCGACGCCCAGGCCTCCCAGGGCGACCGCGCCCGCGGCGACTCCGACGGCGAGGGTCTTGCCGATCGAGGCCAGCGCGCCGCCGAGACCGGAGGCGAGACGCGCGCCGAGGGAGCGGCCGCCGGCGTCGCCAGCGTCCCCGGCCGACTTCTCGGTCATGGACCGGAGCTCGTCGAGCTGCTTGCGGGCGGGCGCGAGGAGGACGTCGACGTCGATCGTGGTTCTGCCGAGGTTCTCCTCCACGCCCACACCCCCCTTACTAGGACCTCAGGCGCTCGGGGATCTCCGGCGCGCCTTCGCTGGCCCGGATCTGTGCGGCCCAATCGCGGTCGACCTGGGTGATCCGGCGGGCCCGGACCGGGAGCAGCCGGGACAGCGGCGGGACCTTCCGGGCCTTGTGCAGGGACGCGGTCAGCCACGCCTGGTGCACCGAGATGCGCTGCGCGGCCTCCGTGATGTCGCGGTGGGCCAGGAGCCGCTGGTTGACCTCGTGCGGGGTCAGGCGCCAGAACTCGGCGTGGCCGATCCCGGCTCGGAGCGCGGCGTGGAGGGCGTCGTCCCAGTTCCAGCGCCGCGCTTCGTAGGGTCCTCGCCGGCCTGCGCACGAACGACTGCGTCGGCGAGCTCGGCGCTGTCCACGCCGAGGGCGCTGCTGATCGCCGCGATGCCAGCCATCATGGCGTCCTTCCACGACGCCGAGCCGGACTTGCCGTCGCCCAGGAGTGCACCCACCTCCTCGAGTTCCAACGGGTCGCCCTCGTGCAGCAGCCCGGCCCACACCACCGCACGGATCACCCGCGGGTTGAGCCGTGACGCCGCCTCCATGACGGCCTCAATGTCCTCCAGGCCGGTCAGCGCGCAGGCCTCGATCATCGCGTTGCCGTCGAAGCGCAGCACCCGGCTCCTGCCGCCGATCCTGAGACGCTGCGCGGCGTGCGGATCCCGCTTGGCCTGGTGGTCCTGTGTCGGCGGGCGCTGGCCCGCCGAAGCGTTGGCCTTCTTCACCTTCGGAGGGGTCACGCCGCGGCCGTCCAGCCGCCGGTGACCTTGAAGGTGCCGCTGAACGTCGACTCACCCTGGTCCGGGTACTCCTGGTCCATCTGGGTGACGATGGCCGTGGCCTCCTCGTGGGCCACCCCCGCGCGGGACGTCTGCAGCATCACGAGGGTTCCGTTGCGGTTCGCGAGCTTCAGCGCATCGAAGCCGGCCTCCGCGGCGACGGGGATCAGCCCGTCGAGGGACACCTCCGACTCGTAGCGGCCGGCGCGCCCCTCCCACTCCCGGCCGTCCTTGGAGGAGAAGTCGATGGTGTCGCTGGACTCCGACAGCGACGCGTCACGCTGCGCGGCGACGGTGGTCCACACCGGCACGGTGGGTGTGCCGGTGTTGACCTTGACGAGGAAGTCGGTGCCGTTCATGCCGGTCATGGGTCGTCCTTTCGGGGAGTGACGATAGAAGGCGGTTGGCCCAGGGTCGGGCCGGTCAGCTCAGGCTGGGTCGAGCACAACCCGGACGGTCAGCAGCCGTCCGTAGGAGTCGTCGCCACCGGCGTTGCGCGGCCCGGTGACCGAGGTGAGCAGCGATGGCTGGCCGTCGACGACGATCGGCCGCCGGTGGAAGAGGACGCGCACCCGGTCAGCGATGTCACCGACCGCCTTGGACGACCCGGTGCGCGCGGTGTAGCAGCGGATGTCCTGATACAGCTCGCGGCCGCGCAGGTCCTTGGTGTCGAACGGGTTGGTCGCCAGCTCGCCCGGGGTGATCACGTACGGCAGCTCGGCATCGTCCGGGGGCGGGTCGACCGTGAACACCGCCGGCTGACCCGCGTAGATGGCCAGCAGCTCGCCGAGCTGCCCGTCGGCGACCATGCGGGCGTGCAGGGCAGTGGACAGGCTCACCGCTGCTTCTTCTCGGCCCGCTGACGGGCGGCGATCGCCGCGGCCGAGCGGCGCGCCGCATCACGCGTCGCGAACTCGTCCTGGAGCCGCCGGCCGTTCTCCCACCAGGTGACCGTGTACATCGTGACGCCAGAGCGTCGGCTGCTTCCGACGATGGGTGCACCGGCCACGTCAGCCCACCGCCATGCCGCGCACGATGTCCGCCTTCGACTCCAGCACGGCCGGGCGCACCGACGGCTGGGCTGCGATGCGGCTGGTGCCGTCCTCGATCAGTCCCATGTACCAGGCCTCCGGGGGGAAGCCGACGGTCAGCCGGACGATGTCGGGCAAGGAGGTCACCTTGCGGGTGGCGGTGTCCGCCGCATGGCCACCGCCGGGCAGATTCCCGCCGCCGCTCGAGCGGGGGGCCCGGGAGCGGATGCGGCCGGCGAGCATCTCCCCGACGTCGTCGGCGTTTCGACGGACCCGGGCCTCGATGGCGGCCATGACCTCGCCGGTGCGCCAGGTCGACCGGACGCGGGCCATGACGTCTCAGCCCCGGTCGTACTCGACGAGCCAGCGGTCGGCGCCGGCGGCCCACACACCGCCGCGGCGCACGACACGGCCGTCGACGACGTCGTAGCCGCTGGCCGGGACCTCCTCGTAGGTGGTCATGTCCGTGACGGTCACGTTCTCCGTGGCGGTCGCCGGCAGCGACAGGTGCTCCTTGCCGCCGTCGCGGCGCACGTGCCCGCGGGAGGGCGGATCGGCGGCCGCGGCCGCGGCTGCCTCGTCCTCCGCCGCGGCGGAGGAGATGCTGGCGCTGGTCTCGGTCGGGGTGTCGCCGGCCGGCGGCTCGGGGCTGTCCGCGGCGTCTTCGGCGAGGACCTCGTCGGTCGAGGCCTCCTCGGCCGGGGTCTCGGGGCTGGCCGAGACCTCCTCGGTCTCCTCGACCGCGGACTCCGTGCTGACCGGGACCTCCTCGGCCTCGGGCTGGGCGGACTCAGGGGTCTCCTCGGCCGCGGTGCCGTCGGTCGTGGCCGGTGCGGTGCTCTTGACCATGTCAGGTTCCTTTCTGGATCTCCGAGCAGGCGGCGGACAGGTAGCCCGGCGCCGAGGGGTGGGTGACGGCCTCGACCAGCAGCAGGTAGCCGTCGACGGCCACCTGGTCGCCGCGGCGGACGTCCTGGTCGGGGGCGAAGTAGACGACATGGGCGACGATCGCCTGCAGCTGCTCGGCGATCTCCGCATCCCGGTCGCCGACAGGGCGCCGGCGGCACGCGACGTCGGTGGCCGTCGGCGAGTACTGATCGGTCCAGCCGCCCTGCCCGTCCGAGACACGGGCCTTGCGGCTGAGGACGGCGCGGGAGCGGAAGCGCCGCTGAGCTGCGTCGCCCCTCACCATCGCGGGCGGAGGTCGCGGTAGGCAGGGTCGGGGTATTCGACCGGCGGTGGGAAGCATCCGAGAGGTCCGCCGACGCCGCGCCCGGCAGATGCGGAGGCGGCAGAGGTCAGGATCCGGTCCCGCCGGCCGCGGTCGTAGGTCGACGCCTCGTCCCCGAGCGATCCCGCAGCCAGCGACAGCGGGTTCTCGTACGCGATGCCGCTGAGCTCGAGCGCCCACGAGTACAGCGGGGTGCCCTTGGGGGCGGCCGGAAGCTCGAGCACGCCCATGGCGTCCTTGAGCCAACCGACCGCAACCTGCTCGGCGAGGACGGCGGAGGCTTCCTTCACCGGGTACTGCAGCCAGTTCGCCAGGTCGGCCGGGGCGATCACGGGGTCGGGCATGGAAGGCCTCCTTGCTCGCGCGGGACCGTGATGGTGGTCGGAGCGACCGGCTGGCCGCCCCGACCACCGACGGTCAGGAGGTGCTGTCCGGCGTCGACGTCGGCGACAGCGTCGACGCCGCGGCGTCGACGGTGGCCTCTGCCTGGGCCCGCGCCTCGGCCTCCGCCTGCGCCAGAGCTGCGGCGTCGGCCTCCGCCCGCTGCCCGAGGAAGGAGGCCATGTACTCGTCGTCCTTCAGCTGAGCAGCCGTGACCTCCTCGGCCAGGTCCTCGGTGATGAGGTTCTGGCGGACCCGGTAGGCCAGCCAGATCGGCTTGGTCGCCAGGTTCTTCGGCCGCTCGAGGGTGACGCCCTCGCCGGCGCTTCCGGTGGCCGGGTCGTCGGGGACGACGACCACGTCCGGGACGACGACGTCCTCCACCTCGAGGAGGTAGCCCTCGTCGGCCAGCCGGATGGCGTCCTCGGGCAGGATGCCCGCGGGCGCCGGCTGACCGGCGTAGACGTACTCGGACTTCCCCTCGCGGGTGCGGACCATGGTCAGGGGAGCGACGCCCAGGTACATGGGTCAGACCCCCGTGATCTTCACGGCCGCGCCGGGCTCCTGAACCATCGGGACGGCGATCTTGCGGGCCTGGATGCGCCAGCCGTCCCGCTTGTCGTCCCGGATGGTCTTGGACTCGACGTCGCCCGGCGTGCCGTCGTAGCCGCCGCCGATGTTCTCGTAGGCGATCGAACCCAGCTGAGTGGAGTCGGCCGCCAGCACGTCGACGCCGACCGGCATGTTCGTCGTCTTCCAGATCTCCAGGCCCGCGATGCGCACCATGTTGCCGGTGAGAAGGATGCCGTTCTCGCCCTCGCGCGGCGCGCGCTCGATCACCTTGGTGGCAGCGAGGAGGCGGGCCCACGGGACCGGCCTGGCGGCCAGCACGTTGACCGAGTAGCCCTGGTTGAGACCGTCCGGCTGCGCGCCGGCCAGCAGGATGTCCAGCAGCGGGTCGGCGCCGGCCACGTTCCAGGCTGCGCCCGCGGTCTGCGTCTGGGTGACCGCCGACCCGATGGCCGACAGCGCGAGCTGGTCGAACTGGAACGCGATGCGGTTCGCCAGCTTGATCAGCTTGCGCATCACCAGGTCCATGCGACTGCGGGCGACGAGCTCGTCGGAGATCTCGTCCGCCAGGCCCCACTTGTCGGTGGTGGCCACCGCCACGGTGCCGGGGGTGCTCGTGGTGAGCGGGTACTCCATCAGTGCGGCGACCCGCTCGGCCGGGAGATCGGAGAAGATCGACTCAGCGATCTCGAAGACGGCTGACCCGGAGCCGGTCAGGTCGACGCGGCCGGACAGCAGCTTGTCGCCGATCAGCCGCTGCTGCACCAGGGTGCGGAGCAGGCGGTAGATCAGGATCGGGTTGTTCATCAGCCGGTGGACGGTGATGACCTGGCCGTTGATCGTGGGCCCTGCAGGGGGGTATGTCATCGGGGGCTCCTCAGCGGCTCATGCGGACGGCGACGACGGACGAGGCGCCGGCGGCGGCCTCGAGGGTGATGCCGACGTACCGCTCGTAGGGGTCGGTGCCGGGGACCCAGGTGGTGATCTGGCCGGCGGCGGCGCACTTGACCAGCGCGCCCACGGCGAGCGCGCCGGCAGCGACGAGCCGCTGGACGCCGTCGGAGTAGACGCCGAGCGGCTGACCGGCGGCGGTGTCCTTCGACGCCACACCGATCCAGGTGATGGAGTCCGCGGCCGCCACCGCCGCGGCCGCGGTGACCAGCTGGCCGCCGATGATCGCGCCGGCCGCCAGGGTCGGCAGCGTGTACGCCTCACCCGGCTTGAACTTCGGCAGGTAGTCAGGCATGAAGGGCTCCCTTCTGGAGGCCGGCCTGGGCGGCCAGCTGGTCGAGCGCGTCGTCGGACTCGTCGGTGGCGGCGTCGGGGCCGCCGCCGGCGTGGCCGATCTCGCCGTTGACCGGGATCAGGCCAGGGGCGAGGGCGGCCAGGTTGGCCTCGGCGTTCGGGTCGGTGGCCAGCGCGCGCAGCCAGTCCTCGCGGCTCTTCTTCGAGGCGCTGATCCGGCCGGTGGTGACCGCGTCGGTGACGAGCCGTTCCCGGCGGTCGGCCATCTGCTGCTCGCGGGCCTCACGGCCGGCGGCGGCGTCGGCCTGCAGGCTCGCCAGCGCCTCCTTGTCGACGGTGACGATGTTCTCGGGCAGCTCGGCCGGCTTCTCGGCGCGCTTCTCGAGCGCGTCGATGGCAGCCAGGGCAGTGGCCTCGTCAGCGTCGTCGGCGATGCCGAGCCGCTGGCGGAGCCCCTCGGGCAGGTCGGGCATGAGAGCCCCTTCCTCTGGGTTGGACCCGCCAGCGGACGCGGCGGGGGACGGTGAGCCAGGCCCGCGGCCTGGCATGGGGGGTGCCGGCGCCTCGGCGCGGCTGGCGTGCGCGTAGAGCTCGCGGAGGGTGTCGGTGTGCCGCTCGGCGTCGCTGAGGGAGTCCCAGAGGTCCCAGTAGTCGAAGCTCGAGCTGCCGGGGACGATCTGCTCGCCGCTGGCGGTGCCCTTGTCGTCGTCGGTGGCGACCCGGTCCGCGAGCCCGGCGGTGACCGCTTCCTCGCCCGTGTACCAGGCCTCCGCGACCATGACGGCGCGCCACTCGGCGGCAGTGCCGCCGGCCTTCGCGGCGTAGGTACCGGCGATCGCGTTGCTGGTGCCGTCCAGCATCGCCGCGGCTTTGCGCATGGTGTCGGCGTCGCCCCAGGCGTACGCGGACGCGTCGTGGATCATCATGGCGCTGCCGACGCCCATGATCACCTCGTCGCCGGCCATCGCGATGACGCTGCAGGCGCTGGCCGCGATGCCGTCGACCCACACCGTGACGTCGGCGCGGTGCGCGCGCAGCACGTTGGCGATCGCCACACCCTCGAACGCGTCGCCACCGGGGGAGTTGAGATGCAGGTTGATGTGGTCGACGTCGAGGCCGGCGACGTCGCGGACGAAGTCCTCGGCCGTGACGCCACCCCAGCCGCCGATCCGGTCGTAGACGTAGACGTCCGCGGTCGACCGGGTGTCCGCGTCTTCGCCGGGCGGCTGCTCGCCGACGACCTCGTTGCGAGGCCGCTCGATGTGGAACCACTCCGAGCCGGGCCGCTGCAGATCGGCGGCCGGGCGGGGGCCTGGACGAGCTGGACGGATGTCGGCTAGGGGCCAGTGGGCGATACGGGTCACGCGTCCTCCTGCTCAGAGTTGAACGGCTGGCGCGGTGCCGCGGCCGGCAGGTCGAGCCGCTCGCGCACGTAGGCCTCGAGCGCTGGGTCGTTGCGGATCGCGCCGGCGTCGATGAGCACCTTCAGTGCCGAGGCGAGCGCGGCGCCGGTCTTGCCGACGGTGTCGACGACGATCCGGGGGGCACGCTCTTCGGGGCCCCAGTTCCAGTCGACGATGTCCTCGACGACGTGCTGGGTGCCGACGTCGGCGACGGATCCGGCCAGCCGGTCCAGCGACATGATCAGAACGTCGAAGAAGGTGGTTCCCAGCGCCCAGGATCCGGTCCCGGCGGCCTGGCCGAGGTTGAGGAGGTGAGCGAGGCCGGCCTTGGCGATCAGCTCGTCCTGGTAGCGGACGAACTTGTCGTGGTCGGGCAGGGTGCCGGTGACCCCGACCAGGCGCATGGCGCCCTTGTTGGGGAAGGCCCCGCCGGCACGGTTGCCCGCGCGCAGGTCGCTGGCCATCTTGCGGCCGGCGGAGAGGTCGGCCTCCCCGGGCGCTCCCTCGTAGAAGGGGATGCCCATGCCGTTGCGGTCGAGCATCTGCGACCAGCCGCGCAGCGCCCCGTCCTTGAGCAGCCAGTGCTTGTACATCGCCCGGAACATCGACTGTCCGCGCCAGTCGGCCTGGCGCCGGTGGGAGTACATGACCAGCCGGCTGACCGGGATCGGCGGAACGCCGACGCCGCTGAGAGCGCCCATCAGCGGTTGCTGCTCGATGGAAACCAGCCCCCCGTCGGGGGCGGTGTTGATGGCGGTGAGCGTCTTCGGCCACCGGGGTGCCAGCTTCCTCAGCCGCGCCATGCCGTTCTCGTCGATGCGTGCGACCTGCTCGAAGGGCATGTGCCCGTAGGCCACCTTCAGCAACGCCCACTCGAGGTGCTGCGCCCAGGAGAACCGGTCCCGGGTCCGGGGTCGGTCAGGCTGGGCGTCCGTGCCCTTGATAGGCAGGTTGACGTCGTCGGCGACCAGCTGGACGACCTCGTCGCGTGCCCCGTTGGGATCCAGGCGCCAGGAGGCGGCCATGACCGGTCCGGTGATCGCCTGGTAGACGCTGAGCACCTGGGCGTCCTTCAGCATCCGGTCGTAGACGCCGATCGACAGCGGCCACTGCAGCTCGGGGACCTGCTCGTCGGCGAGGTCCTGCCAGAACGTCCCGACGCCGGCGTTGCCGATCTCCCGCAGTGGGAGTGCGGTGGCCGGAGACCCGGGAGTGGTCTCGGCGGTCGGTGCGGTCGTCGTGTGCCGGCGCTGGCCCGCGACGGTCCGGATTCGCTGGGGGGAGGTCACCCGCACCTCCTCTCAGGTTCACCACTGCGCGCTGCCGGCATCGACCTGCTCGAGCACGCCGCCGAACCCACCGGTGCCTGCCGGTGTGTGGACGTCGTCGAGCGGCAGGGCTTTCGCCGGGGGCGGCTCGGGCGGGGATGCGGCGACGGTCAGCAGCCCGATGCGGGCCAGGGACAGGGACACCAGCGGTGCAGGCGGCGCGCCGCTGGCCCCGCGGTCGAAGAAGCGGAGGTCGCCGGTCGACCGCCACGTCGCCTGCTCGGCGGCCGCGTCGACGTCGGGCATCGGCTGCGCAGGAAACCGCAGCTGACCGCTGACGATGTCGCGGACCAGGCCTTCGTCGGCCCGCGAGCGGTCACCAGGGGTGAGCACCTGTGGTTCGAGGCCCTTGGCGCGGATGTCGGGGATCAGCGAGCTGGCCTTGCCCTTGCCGTCGATCACCAGGGTTGCCGGGTCGACCTTGTCCACGACCTGCAGCAGCCTGGCGACTGCGGCGGTCGCGGGCCCGGACCAGACGAGCTCGCCGTGCATCTTCCCGTCGGCCCGCCAGCCGACGGCGCACAGCGTGGCTATGTCCCGCGGCGACACCTCGAGGCCCAGAGCCACCGGGCCGACCGTGACCGCGGCTCCGAACACTGATGCCGGGTCGCGCCGGTCCTTCCAGACCTCGAAGTCGATGGCCGGGTCACCGTGCCCCTTCGGGTCCGGATCTGGCCAGTAGTCACCGGCGGCGAGGCCTTCGACGAGGAACTCACGCTCGCCGGACTCGACCAGGTCGTTCTGCAGCTGGCCCAGGTCGAAGAGGTAGCCGAGGCTCGGGTTGCCCAGCGGCCAGTACGTCTCCTCGGTGAGGCGGGGGTCGCCGAGCAGCTTGCGGCCCTGCTCCTCGGCCGCCTCCTGCAGCTCCTTGAGCGTGGGGACGGAGAACTCGACCCAGCCGACGCCGCGGGCGCCGGCCAGCGCCCGCTTCCGCAGCCGGGCGAGCACCAGGCTGTGCTTGTGCTTCTCCTCATCCGGCGGCGTCGACACGTAGATCGTCTGCGCGCGGCGTCCGGTCCGGCGCGCCGCGGTGCGCAGCGTGTAGCGCAGCACCGACAGCTCGGTGTCGGTGAGCTCGAGGGCCTCGTCAAGGATGAGCAGGTCGCCGAACAGGCCTCGCCCAGCGGTCGCCGACCGGGTGAAGAAGAAGATCTCCGACCCGTCCTTGAGGGTGATCGTGCGGATGTCGTTGCCGTAGGTGATGCCGCGCTCGTCGCCGTACTTCAGCCGGGCCTTCAGGTCCGGGTGCGACAGGAAGATGTCGGCGACCCGCTTGTGGGCGTCCCGAGCGGTCTTCGCGGTGTGCGCGGTCCAGATGATCCGCTTCTCGCCGAACTGGGGGAGCGTCACGCCTGCGATGACGCGCAGCTCGAGGACGCCGCCCTTCCCGTTCTGCCTCGAGACGATGAGGGCGAACGCAGCCGCGGCGAACTGGTCCTCGAAGGTGGTCGCGCACATGTCGAGGATCGAGCCCTCTTGCCAGGGCATGAGGTCGACGACGGCGCGGCCGAGACGGTCAGCCAGCCGAAGAGCGGCCTGCCCCAAACGGAAGGACGTTGCTGCCTCCGGGAGCACCCGGATCCGGGGTGCCTGCGGCGCCGCCGGGTGGCTCGTCGGCTGCATCGTCAACGGCGTCCCCCTTCGCGGGAGCCTTCGCCGCGAGCGCCTCTCGGAAGGCGACCATGGTCATGCGGAGCTCGCGGTTCAAGGTCGACTTCTCCCGGGCCGACTCCGTCCAGTCCTGCGTCTGGGCCATGTCGATCGCCTGCATGCCGATCGTGCCGAGCGGTCCCGCCAGGGTCGCGGACCAGCCGGCGGCCCGGAGCTCGGCCCGCACCCGGCGCTCGACCGGCCCTTGCCGCTTGGGTGCCATCAGGGCGCCCCGGCTTGGTGGTAACGCACTCTGGGAAAAAAAATCCTGACTGAAGGCCCGGGGGTCAGGAACGCAGACGCCCAGTTTTTTGGGGGATCGCAAGGGATCGGGCACCTAGGAGGACCTAGAACCAGTCGCGCGTCCACCATTGCGGGCGGCCTCCTATGAGGGACTGGCGCGTGCCGTCACCGCGTGAGCGGTTGCAGGTGGCGAGCAGCAGGCGGTCAGCCCTGCGTCCGCCCTGGGAGCGCGCGGTCGTGTGGTCAGCCTCAAGCGGCATGCCGTCCGGGTTCAGCGCCGCGACCCTGTACATGGGGAGGCCGCGGCCGTGCGGCCGGCACACACAGCGAGGCCCGCAGTCGTCGAGGTCGAGGCACGGGCACGGCGAGCCATCGACGAGACCGGCCATGAGCCGTTCCCGGTCCTGCTGGTGTGACCAGCCCAGGTTGCGCTCGGTCGTCGTCCTGCGAGGGGGCACCGCACCTCCCGCCTCGCGTGGTGGTGGTCCGCGCAAGCCTCAACCGAGCGCGGACCACGACCGGTCAGCGACGGATCACTTCGCCGCCCGGCGATGCCGAGACGATGAGGCGCAGTTCGCCGATCTGCTCGAGGGTCGCATCGGCGTCGACGTAGACGACGTCGGCGGCGACGCCGCGCAAGCCACCCCCGCGGATGGTGTGGAAGGTGATGCGCCCGCCGTAGGGGTGCTCGATCCGCTCCTCGCCGTGCGCGCGGCGAACCTTCTCCCCCGCCACCGCACGGGCCTCGCACTCGTCGAGGCAGCGCCGGGCGAGGGGGCCACTCTCAGCTACGACCACGACGCGCTTGCTGGCGCGCATGTCGGCCAGGACCCCGTCGACGACGTACCGATTCACCGGTGCCCACCTCTCGCTGAGCGCCGCCCGCCGAGCTCGCACCCCGAGACCGTCGAGCCGCTCACAGCTCCGACCGTCGCGAGGGCGGTCGACCAGGGCGGGTCGAGACGGATGGGTTGAGGAGGGGCGTGGGCGGACGGCGCGGCCCAGAGACGACCGAACGCCCCGGGGATGGAGCCTGTGGCTCAGACCGGGGCGTTCGGTAGGGACAGTTGTCCCGCTCGCACTTCATCCTGACACAACGTCACAACGGACGTACAGACAGCCTCATCTTCGCAGGTCAGGCGGGGTGTGCGACTCGCTCGTCGTGCAGCGCGGCCTTGATGTCGCCGGCGAACTCCTCCGGTGAAAGCTGAGCAGCTCGGACGGTGAGCCCATGCAGCTGCTCGACTGCCTCGTCGAGCTCCGGATCGGTTAGGTGGTCGACCGGCATCCGCAGCTGTCCAAGGTGGGCGCGCACGACGATGTGCAGCACCAGCCGGCAGCCGCGTTCGCCGACGCAGCCGGTCGTTGGCGGCTCCCAGTGGCCGACCGCGTTGAGGCTGCAGCGGCACTCGCTGGTGTCCCGGGCGAGCGCGGCGGCATACCCCTCGACAGCAGTGATGAACGGCTGCAGCTGCCTCAGGTCCGCCGCTCTCACGGGGTCGCGGTGGCTCGAGCAGCATCGACAGCGTGCATCGAGATGCCTGCCGGCAGATCGTCTGGGATGCCGAGATCGTCGGAGTAGAACATGACCTCCGAGCCAGCCTGCCGCTCGTGGGCGCTGTATGAGAGCCGGTACCGGATCGAGCGGGCAGCGCCGTACATCTGGATGATCTCGGGGGCCGCGTCGTAGGAGACGACCCACGGGTGTTCGAGGGCGAGCACCGCCGTGGCGACTGCCTGGTGGTCCTCGGCTGCATAGAAGTTGTCGTAGAGGCCCTCTCCCTTCACGAAGTAGGGAGGGTCGAGATAGAAGAAGACGTCGTCGGCGCTGGTCACCCCCTGCTCGAGTAGTGCGGCGGCGTCGAGGTGCGTCAACGTGATGCGGTCCCGGTGGCGGCCGATCTTCCGGATGCGCTTGACGAGCTCGGTCGTGTTGTAGCGAGCGTCTAGCTTCCAGGCGCCGGTCTGCTGCTGCCCGCCGATCACTCCGCCGGCGATGATGCCCGAGCGGTTCGTCCGGTTCAGGAAGAAGACAGCGAACGCAAGGTCCAGAGGATCAGCGGCGCCCGCTCGGTAGACGTCACGTTGTCGGCGCCACTCATCCATCGTGACCTGGGTCGTTTCGATGCGGCGGCAGAGCTCGCCGGTCTGGTGCAGGGCCGCGTGCCAGAAGGCGTGCACCCCGGCGTTCAGGTCGTTGATGTGGATATGGCCGACGTAGTCCTCGTACAGCAGGCTGAGCGCGACGCTGGCCCCACCCGCGTACGGCTCGACGTAGTCGATGCCCAGCAGGTCGTTCTCCATCAGGAGGACCTTGAAGTAGTTGGCGACCTTGCCTTTGCCGCCCGGGTACCGAAGCGGAGAGTGGTATCGGCCGGCGCTTCCGCCGGGCACTACGCCCAGACCTTTTCGAGGAAGGGCTGGAGCTCGTCCCATGCCGTCTGGAGCTCGGTCGGTCGCGGGTGCACGTATGGATTGTGGACGAAAGCGTGGAAGGTGGCCACCGACGCGGCGATGGTGTGTCGCCCGTCGGCGATGCGGGTGATCGCGCGCCGGAGGTCCTCAGGGATCTTGTTGGCGGCGTAGAGGTGTTCGGAGGTTGCCTTCAAGCGTGCGGCGAGGACGGTGTTGTGCCTCTTCGTCTCGTCCATCAGGCCGTGGTGGTCGATGTAGTGGTCGACGGAGAGCTCCACGAATACGCGCAGGAGCACGCTGGCAGCGTTCGGGAACGTCGTGACATCGAGGGTGCTCAGCTCGGTGAATACCGCATTGATCCGCGGAGGGGCCGGGTTGATCCGACAGTCCGACGGCACGAGGGTTACGCGCGCGGTCGCTGGCTTCGGACGGGCCTTCGGTGCACGGGGCTTCGCCGCGCGCGGCTTCGAGCCTGTCACCGGCAGTTCCTCGAAGGGCAAGGCGCCGGCGAGCTTCGTCGCGGGATCAGGCAGATCGTCGGCTGAGAACCGCTCGAGGTAGCCGAGCTGCTGCTCCTTGTCGAAGACGTCCCCCACCTTGATCGCCTGATTGCGGAGGTCCTCGACGATCCTGCGCAGGCCCCTCGCCACCTCCTGCTGCGGGAACTGGGCGAGCAGACGTCCCTTCTCCAGGGTCAGCCCAAGTCGCTCCCGGACAGCGGGAGTCTTGAGGATGCGTGTCACGGTCGTGACCGCGACCCGGCGGGCGCCCTCGGGGGGTGGGCCGTCGAGTTCGCGGAGGAAGTCAAGGGCCTGACCGCCGAGCGTGCGGTTGCGGCCGCCATGACGAGCGTCGTATCGGTCCTTCTCGTCGGAGTTCCACTCGACGAGGCCGACGCCCGAGTTCTGACCCGTGTGACGGATCTTGACCCAGTGCCGGGCGTCCTCTTCCGAGTCGAACAGGACGCAGGTCACGTTCTCGATCGGGTCACTGTGAAACCGCTCGGACAGCTTGGCCAACTGTCGGCGGTCAGGTTCGCTGAGCGCGCTCAGGACGATCGACGGGGTCTCGAGCGCTTTCAACGCCAGCGTTCGGCGATTGCCCTCGACCACCTTGTAGCGGCGACTCCTGCCGTCGGTGGCGACCACGGCAGGCAGTGCGAGCGGGTCGAGGCCGAAGTCGACGATGTCCTTGGCGAGCTCGATGAGCTTGTGACCCTGCTGCTTGGTCAGCTCAACCACGGTGTCCCGCTGGGATTCCTCGGGGTCTTCGAGTCGCGGGTTGCCTTCGTCGAGCAGCAGCTTGGACAAGGGCACCACTTCGATGGTGTGGCCCACCTGGTCTCCCCCCGTCGCAGAAGGAACGGAACGTAGCAGACTCGCAAGCCTTGATCCCGGGGTGCGATGGTCGCCAGTCCGCCTTACGGGGAGCAACGCCCCACGGCCTCACGGATAGCTTGTGACCTCGACGCCAGCCGTCCGCATAGCGGCGTTGACCTTCTCCTGCTGCCGCCGATGTGTGGCCAGAACCGCTCGCGACTTCTCGCCGTCCGCCAGCAGAGCTGCCTCGACGCGCTGGCGGCGGTCGGCGACCTCGGCGACGCGGGCGGTCACAGCCGGTCGCGGCACGACCCAGGTGTCGCCGACCTTCACCGCGTCCAGCTGTCCAGCGTTGACCAGCTGCAACGCTCGCTGCCGGGAGATCCCGAGCTCGTCGGCGGTCTGGGTCACCGACAGCAGTTCGGGGACCGGGGTTGCGTTGATGCGCTGATGGAAGTCGTCGGTGGGCAGCACCTCGAGCGCGTAGACCTGATGGCCGGTGGCCAGGACGATCGACATCGCGGTGATGGTGGCCTGCCGCAGGTCGGCGGCTGGCACGGTGAGGATGAGCTCGACGCGGCCGCCGTGGACGGCGCGGGCGACGACGCCGGAGTAGGGCTCGACGACGTCCATGAGGACGTCGACGGCGGCCTCGTCGAAGTCTCGCGAGTCGAGCTCGATCCGCGCGTTGTAGTCGGTCATCGGTGGGACCTCCCTGGTGTTCTGGGTGGGAGAGCGGGGAACATGGAGCCGGGTCCCGGGACCGGGGGCACTTCATCTGCCCCCGGCCCCGGTTCTCTCCGCTAGCTAGGCCAGCGGAACCCGGCGCGCCTCAGCGGCGCCAGGGCGTTATCCAGACCGCTACCGGCCTTGAAGCGGCTCGGGAGCGACGCGATCCAGTCCCCGTCACGGTTCACCACTTCCAGGCGACCGTTCTTGGTCTCGACCACGTCGAACCCTTGCTCACCGAGGGCCTTGACGATCTGGCGAACGACCTTGTCCATGTTCACCCCCTCTCCTCTTTCGTCCGACTCTTTGCCGGACAAGAGGAACACTACCCGTCGCCTTGCTATACAGCAAGTACCCGAACGGGTGAGCGTGTCGCGTGTTCGACCGACGTTCACCCCGCCTCCGAGCGACGGCGGTTGACCGTGTTCTCGATCGCGGCAGGCAGCCCTGGACCGAGCGCCACTGGGCCAGCAGACCCCGCCTTCGAGCGCTTCAGTAGCTCCCGCTGCCGTGCCACCCGCGCCTTCTTCGAGCGCTCGCGCTGGAGGCGTTCGGCCTTCGCCCGGCGGGCCGTCTCGGCGACCATGCTGGCGGTGAGCAGCGCGACGACGTCGCCCACCCGGTACAGGGCCTGCCCGCAGTCCTGGCAGCTGGCGTGCCGTCCGGTCTCCACCCACTCCGGGACCCGGTGGGCCGCGCAGGCCCGGCCGTAGTCGATCAGCTTCCCGCGGTGCCTCCACTGGTAGATGCGGTTGACCGAGAGCCGATGGTCGTCGTCGAGGCGGGTCAGAGACGCCGCGATGGTCGCCGCGGTGCCGAGTTCGTCATGGGCGCCGGCGAGCAGCCACGCGCGCCGGTCGGCGACGGACCAGGTGGTGTCGCACGCCGGGCAGGTGACGAAGGAGGCCTCTCGGTCGACGTACAGCGGCTCCTGGCAGGTGTGCTCCTCGGGGAGCTCGGCGCCGCACTGGCCGACGGCGATCTGGTCGGGCTGCCGGTCGATCACCTCGCGGACCCGGGCGACGGCGTTCTCGATGGCCAGCTTCAGCTGAGGCGCAGCCTCGTCGCCGCGGACGACGTCGACGTGCTGGGCTAGGTAGCCGGCCAGTGCGCCGACGTCGGCTCGCTCGAGCTCGCGCTGCAGCCGTCTCCACTGCTGCATCCGCTGGTCGATCGCGGCGGTCTCTGCCGCGCATGAGGGGCAGTCGGCCCCGACGGGGTCGCGGTGCGAACACACCGGTCTGGTCAGCTCGGCGACCGGCCGTCCTCGGCCGTGCAGCCAGAGCGCCCACGGCCTGAGCATGTTGGTGAGCACGGCCCGGAGCTCGGCGGCCCGCGGGTTGAAGGGGACCGGCTTCTCGGCGCCGCCGTCGGCGTTGCTGATCCGGGCCTGCCGTGCCGCGGTCGTCGTGAGGTCCTCGGCCAGGCCGCCGACCATCACTGCTGACGGGGTGTCCCACCGGGTGGTCGTGCCGCGGCCCGCCGACCCGAGCGCGTAGGACGGAAGCATCTGCTTGCCCGGGGCGAGCTCGACCAGGTCGTCGCGCAGCTGCCGCGCGCACGTCCGGCAGAGGTACCCGTCCCGGACGGTGGCGCCGCAGCCGCAGATGCTGGACGTGTTGCTCGAGTCGTTCAAGGACGGGTCCCCCGGTCGGAAGCGGTACGCGTCCCAGCTCGGAACATGCCCTGACGGCGCTCGCGGATGCGCTGCAGGCGGGAGCAGAGGACGGGGTCGGCCGCCTGGGCGGCCGAGTGGTCGATGAGCACGTTGAGACGCTGGTAGTAGCGGGTGGGCTCCAGTCCGAGCTGGTCGCGGATCTGGACCTCCTTGGCGCCGGCGTGCCGCCACCACTGCCGCTCGAAGCGCAGGATGGCGACGTCGACGTCGCCAAGCGCGGCCGCAGCCTCGCTCATCGGCGCCTTCTTCGCGATCGGCGCGGCTTGTCGGTCGGCGCCATCGCGACCACCACCACCGCCCCAGGGTTGACGCGCACGAAGTCGATCACCCGCGGGTCGTGGATGTCGATCTGCTCGAGCGCGCGCAAGCCCTCCTCGCCGTCCCAGATCGCCCACTGGATCGGGCCGGCCCGGAGGCGTCCCGTCTGCTGCACCACGAAGTCGTGCGACTCGCGCTGCGCTTCCTGCTGGTCCCCGGGCGTGCGCGCGACCGCCACCCCGAGCGCGACATCTCCGTCACCGGCATGACCGGACCAGACCTGCAGCTTGCCGCTCACCGCGGCCGCACCTGGTTGACCGCTGCCCATCCGGCACACAGCTCGGCCGGGCGCCCGTCGGCCTGCCATGCCCGGGCGCCCCGCACGTAGGGCCGGTAGTCCGAGCCGGTGATGTCCGGGACGACGGCGTCGCCGAGCGCCGGGTGCTTGTAGCTGGTGGCCCGCGGCATCCCGGTGTGGCACTGGAACTGCTGGTCGCGCGTGTAGTACGGCAGGTCTCCGGCGAGCTCGGTGCGCTCGCGGGAGCCGGCCCGGTAGGCGCAGTCCCCGCACATGCGCCGGCGGACCAGCTGCGGACCTTCCTGGACGTCGCGGGTCGGGACGACGTCGAGCAGCCCTTCCCAGCAGGTGCACTCCTCGCCGTCGGAGTGCAGCGACGCCTCGCAGCATGGGACGACGGGATCAGGGGCGGGCATGTTCGACGGGCCCGACAGCTGGTGGAGGCTGGCCGGGTCCGGCTGGCCGCAGACACGGATCGTGATAGTCATGGGGTCATCTCCGGGTGGTGGGGGCGCGGAAGCGGAAGGTCTGGCCCTCGAACTCGCGTTCGATGAGGGCCTGATGTCCGGCGTCGATGACCTCGCCGGCCGGCGTGGTGGCCGGGTCGGCGGCGGGGATGGTGTCGGTGGCTGGCTCGTCGACGTCCTGCCCGAACGCCTCGGTGAGCCAGCGCTCGATCGCGGTGATGCGCGCTCGCTCTGCGGCGAGTTCCCGGTCGTGGCGGCGGCGCTGTGCTGCGAGGGCCACGATCTGCTGCTGTCGGGTCTGCTGGTGCCGCTTCTCGCCGCGGCGCATCTCGTACCAGGTGAAGGCGAGCGCGAAGAAGTACAGGACGACGAGGGCGACGAAGCCGGCTTCCTGGTTGCTGCTGCTCACAGGTACCGCTCGACGGGATAGCAGGTGACGACGGTTCGGGACGGTGCGGTGCCCGGGGTCAGGGCGCGGTTGATCTGGCCGTTCGTGAGGTCGATGGGCCGCCATACGTGGACGGTGATGCCGGCGACGGCGAACGCGGCGATCCAGACCTTCTGGTCTCCGGAGAGGCGGCCGCGCGCGGCCTTCAGCTCGGCGATGACGATCTCGCCGGTGCGGGGGTGCAGCAGGAACAGGTCCGGCCAGCCGGGGTTGTTGCGGCGGCTGTCGTAGTCGTGGAAGAACAGCCAGCCGCGCAGCTCGGCCAGCTCGAGGATGGCGTCCTGCAGCTGCGCCTCGGACATCCGGTACTCAGCCATGGGCGGCCGGCCCGTTTTCGGCGTCGAGGAGCTGGCGAGCGTCCTGGAGCTGCTGGAAGAGGACGGCGTCGCCGCCGTTGTCCGGGTGCAGCCGCTTCGCGGCCCGGCGGTACAGCCCCAGCCGGGTGGTGGCGTCGACGAGCATCGCGCCTGTACCCGGGTCGATCGAGTCGGCCTGGTCGATGATGAACCGCGCGGCCTGTTCGACGGTCATCGCCGCGGGCATGGCGATCGCGCTTTCGCCGGCGGGCAGGGCCTTCCAGCCGGCGTACTGCTCGCCTCGCTTCGTGATCCCGTAGCGGTCGACCTTGCGCAGCGCCTCCAGCCCGAGGGCGATGGCCCGGACGTTGTGCTGCCAGTCCTGCTGCATCCCGTCGCGACGCCAGGAGGGCCGGACGTAGCGGTCGGTGGCGTACTGCAGAGGCCCGTGTCGGGAGTCGAACGCGACCCGGACGGCGGGAGAGGTGGCGCGTGCGTCGGCGCGCAGCATCCCGTCGACGCGGATCGCCCGCTCGGCGACGTCGACCTCGAGCACGACGTGCTCGGCGGCGAGCTCGGCCAGCTCCCGCTCGAGGAGGTCGATGGTGTCCGACCAGCCGGCCGTGAACGGGCTGTTCTCGTGCTGGCCGGTGAAGACCTGGCGGTCGCTGATCGGCCGGACGGTGTACCACGCCTCGGAGGTCACGCCGACTCGGCCCCTGCAGCGCTTACCGACGAGGCGCGGGTGGAACGGCTTGGTGCAGCGGTAGCAGCCGACGCCGGTGACCGTGATGGATTCGGCGTCGAGGATGACCGGCTCGTTGCCTGCGCCGTGCAGGGCGGCGGCGGCCTGCGGGGTGATGCGGTGGGCGACGGCGACGATCCAGACGTGCTCCTCGGCCTTTCTCGGCGTAGGCGACAGTCGGCGTCGAACCGGTCGCCGGCACGCTCCAGCCTGTCGCCGTCGACGTGCTGCGTGATGCCGAGGCCGGTGAGCCTCGGGCCGATGGGGCCGGCGGCGGTCATCCGGCCTGCCCTTCCTCGTAGGCGGCTGCCATCTCCAGGGCCACGGCGAACTCGGGTCGGTGCATGGACCAGGTGTGGCCGTCACCGCCGGTCCTGGCCGCTCGCTCGGCAGTGCGGGCGTTCATGGCCTCGATGCCGGCTGCGTCGTCGGCGGCCAGCTCCATGAGCCGGACGAGGGCGAAGCAGAACCGCACGGTCGGGTTAGATGCGTCTTCGCCGTCCATGTCCGCGCGCATCGCTGCGACCGCGGCCCGGATCCGCACGATCTGGTCTCCGGGCGCGGGCGCCGTCGTCGTCGGGTCTTCCGGCCGGCTCGTCACGAGAGCCGCCCGGCCGCGTAGTCGGCGGCCACGGAGCGCAGCGCGTCGGCCTGGGTCATGCCGGTGCGGATCCGCCGTCGGATGGCCTCCTGCGCGGCGCGGGTGCGCCGGCTCTGTGGGACGTTCTCGAGCCAGACGGCCCAGGCCTCCGCGGCGTCGGTGGCGATCGCCTTGATGCGGCGCAGCAGCCGGCGGGCGTGCACCTCGTCGTTGTCCCGCTCGAGCTCGCGGCGGGTCTGGTCGATGTCGGCCTGGGTCGGGGCACTGTCGAAGGTCGGCGGCGGCAGGTGCACCTCGATGCTGGGGTTGGCGGTGCTCAGCGCGCGGACGAGTGCATGCACAGCGGCGGGGTCCGCGGCCATCGCCGCGGGGGTGACCGTCACCGATGGGCAGGCCAGAGCGCGGATGTAGTCGGGGTTGTGGTCGATCAGGAGCCAGCGCGAGGGCCGGCGGGGCTGGGGGGCGGTGGCAGACCTCGCGTCGGCGAGGTCCGCGGCGATCACGGCCGGGTTGGCGTCTGTCGGCATGTCTGGCTCCTGGGTCATCGGGCGGATGCGCGCTGGGGGACGACGGACAGCTGCGGGCGGGGCATGGGTCCGACGACCAGGTCGGGATGGCAGTCCGGGCAGCGGCGGATCCCGAGGCCGGGGACCTCGACGGTGCGGTCGTAGGGGCTGCAGGCGCCGCAGTGGGCGATGGCGGCCCGGCGGGTCCGGAGGTCCTCGACGGCTGCGAGCTCGGCGGCCGCGGTGTCCGCCGGGGTGACCCGGCCGGTTCGGCGGGTGGTGCCGCAGCCGCGGCAGTTCGGGTGGGGCTGGCCGTCGGGATCGCAGTGCGCCCCCCGCTCGGCGGGGGGTTGGGGGGTGTTCTGAGGGTTAAGTCGCTTAGGAAGGGGTCCGGTAGCTGCCGGACCCTGTACTGGACCCTCTTCCGGACCCTCTATTGGACCCTCGACGTCGGATCGAGGGTCCGTCTGGCCGGACCCTGCGGTGTCGGGGAGAGGGTCCGCTGTGTCGGACCCTGCGGTGTCGAGGTCCTCGGTCTGCTCCTCGTCGGCGTTGTCGGTCGGCGGGGTGTAGCCGGGCACGGGGCCGTGGAGGGGGCAGCAGCCGCCGGGGAAGACGACGAACTCGGCCTGGCGGCCGATGCGGCCGGCGGCGTGCCGGACGAGGTAGCCCTCGTCGACGAGCTCGGCGATGACGGCGAGCGCGCGGGACCGCTTCAGCCCCGACCAATCCATGATCGCGTCGAGCCCGACGCGGCCGATCCTCGACAGCTTGTCCGCGTCGTCGGCGATGCACATCAGCACGAGCTTCTTGGCCGCCTGCATGTCGACGAGGTGGGCGGCCTGGTCCATGTAGTGGCCGGCCATCAGGCAGACCTCCGGTCGCGGGCTTCCCGGCCGTGGGCGATCCGGCAGGAGCGGCACGGCGGTGTGCCGTCGTAGCGGTGCTGGTAGTAGCCGCGGTCGCTGCCGTGCTCGCGCGGCCGGTAGTGGCGCCGGCGCGTCAGCTCGCGGCGTTGCTCTCGCTGCACGCACAGGGCGGACGCGCAGAGCAGAGCGATTGACGGGTCCTGGACGCCGGCGGCGAACAGGCGGACGACCTCCTGGGCCTCTGCGCGGCTGAGCGACGCGTGCGGCGGCGTGGGGGTCCTCACCGGACGTCCTTGGGCAGGGGCATCGCCGCGGACAGCAGCAGGCTCCCGGGACGGTTCATGGTCTTCACCCGGTCCGGGTGGGTGTCGGCCCAGACGCGGGACGCGGCGTCGTAGGGCTGCAGCCACCAGGAGCCCTTCTCGGGGTGCTTGTCGACGACCATCCACACACCGGGGGCGCCGTGGTGGTCGAGGGTCTTCGGGTCGCGCAGGACGCGGACGGCGGAGCCCGGGCGGGGCTTCCAGCCGGTGAGGGACATGGGCATCGGGGCGGCTCCGGGGTCTCGCGGTTGCTGGGTCGGGGAAGGACGACAGGGGGCGCGGGTCAGGCGGCCACCCGGGGGCGATCTCAGGGAGGGCCGGGGACCGGGACCGGCGGGGGGTTGTCCAGGAACCACTGGCCGGCCGCGTTCTCCACCTGATCCCGGCCCGGCCCGGTCTGCCCACCGCGGCGGTGCACGACCAGCGATCGACGGATCTCGCGGGGCAGGCGCTTCCAGCAGTCGTCGCAGGCGAAGTGGTGGTTGGGCACCATGCGGGCGCACGCACCCGGGCAGCGGTGATGCGTCGGCGTGGGACGCCGGTGCCGGCGAGGGCTGGTCATGTCTCCGGCTCAGCGGCGGTCAGCTTGAGCCGAAGCCCCACGGCGGCTGCGTAGCCGATGAGCGCCTCGACGGACATGCCGTCACCTCGCTCCATGTTCGTGACCTGGGTGCGGGTGACGCCGATGGCGTCGGCGACCTGCTGCTGGGTGAGGCCGCGATCCTCGCGCGCCTGGCGCAGCGTCTCGACGAGCTGAACGCGGGCGTCGGCTACGAGTCGGTCGGCGATGGTCCGTGCGGTGGCCAGGTGTGCCAGGGCGTCGGTGAGCTCGCTGCTCATCGCGGGTTGCCCAGGTCGGCGCGGGCCCGTTGCACGTCCTCAGTCAGCTGGTCACGGGAGGCCGGGTCGCTACCCGCGACTCCGTGCACGAGCAGCTGCAGAAACGGGCTCAGCGGTCGGTTGTCGGGGTGGCATGCCTGACAGGTCCGGTCGTCGCACTGGTCGTCGCTCATCGGTCGTTCACGGTGCCGAGGAAGCTCGTACGCCGGTCGGTGTCGGTCGCTTCGACGGTGGTGAGCAGGTACGGGTCCCAGCCCGGCCCGTGGTTGGGCGCGTAGGGCTTGTCGCCGCCGACCGTGAAGAACTCCATGCACTCGTGCCGCTCGACGTCGGCGAACCGTTCGAACAGCCAGCGGAGCCACGACTGGCGGTTGTAGGTGGCGGCCGGGACGGCGAAGAGGTGCCGGACCCGCATCGGCTGGTGCGGGGGGTAGGAGTTGACCGTGTCCGTGATGATCGACAGCGTCAGCCCGCGGGACTCGCCGGCGTGCGTCGAGGCAGGGTCGCGCACCTCGTCGGCGAGGTAGACGACCCACCCCTCCCGGTAGGTGCACTGCTCGACCAGCTGCTGCAGGTCGACGGGGAACGGCGCGGTCTGCGTCATGCTCGCTGGCTCGGTCATGCCGTCAGCAGCGCGGAGCAGAGACTGTCGATCGCGCGCGCGGCCCGCTCGGCCTTCGCCCGGATCCGGGGATCTCGATGGGCGAGGCCGCGGGCGAGCAGGTCCGGTCCCGGATCGAGCGGGGGGGGGGTCTGCAGGTGGCGGTTCGATCCCCACCTCCAGCAGGTCGGCAGGAACCTGCGCACCGTGCGTCGGGCAGGGCGCCGGGTACACGACGAGACCGAGGTCGCAGCAGGTGGGCACGGTCGCGGCTGCTGGAGCGGCCGGCGCCGCAGGAGTCGGAGACGGCGTTTTCTTCCGTGCGTCACGCTGGCGGCCGCCGGTGGCGGGGGGCTCGGCCGGTGCATCCGACGCGCCGGGCCCCCCACCCTTTCCGGAGGAGGAACGGGACGGGCTTACCTGCGGTGGCGCATCACTCACGCCCTGGGCGTCGGGCCCCGCGTACCCATGACCGGACCCCGAAGGGTCCGGTGCCGTACCTGCAGCGGCGGGAGCCGTAGCCTCCGTCGCTGTCCTTTCAGTGGGGGTCTTCGCGACGCCGTCCTCGAGCGTCCATCCGTCCGGCCGGGGGCCCTCGCGGCCACCCTCGACCCAGTCGACGTCGTCCTCGGTCCACCAGCCGGTGCGCTGGCCGATCTCGACCACCTGGTCGGCGGTCTTCGTCCGCAGTCGGTTCGCGATCGCGGCGTGGACGTTGACCGGGGCGGCGACGTCGGCGGCCGCCTGCTCGTCGGTGAGCCGGACGGTGGCACTGGTCATGACGGGAGGTCCTCTCCGCGGCGGGCAGCGCGCAGCTGCTCGGGTTCGGTGACATCGGGGGTGGCCGCCGCGGCGGCACGACGGGACTCGCGGACGGCGCGCTTGGCGTCCCGCTCGGCGACCAGTGGTGGGCAGGTCGCGAAGTGCGGGATGCCGCGGTGCTCGAAGCCGAGCAGCGGCCGCTCGGCGGTGATGACGCGGACGCACAGCCGGCGCAGATGGTTGCGCCAGACCGCGAGGTTCGCGGCCGCGTCGTCCCGGTCGGCCTCGTCGGGGTCGACCGGCATCTTCTTGTTCGCCTCGGTCCACGCCCAGCGGATCGGGAGACCGCAGCGCTCGCAGAAGTCGTCCTCGCTGGTGGGGTGCCACACCTTCCGGGGTCCGCCGTACGGGCGGGCGGTGTGACCGTGGCGGCCGCGGGTCATGACCATCGGCGGGTGGCGAGGGTCTGCGGCCACAGCTGGAAGCAGCAGGCCACGAGCAGCACCCCGGGCGGGCCCGCCTCGACGTAGGCGCCCAGCGCCGTCTCGACGTCGACGTCGGGGACGACGCCGGCCACCATGTTCGACGTGAGCAGCATCAGCGCCTGGTCGTCCTCGGTGGTGTAGCGGACGACGACAGGTCCCCGGCGGGTGAGCCCAGTCGCCCTCTCCAAGACGTTGCTCAGGTAGTGGCCGGCGGCCAGCAGGCGGTCGGGGGTCTCGACGACCGACAGCACGGTGGCGACGGGGAGCGGGCGTCCGCGGGCGGGGCGAGCCACCGCGCGCAGCGGGTAGGGGTGCGTCGTCTGCAGCTGGGGCCAGCCGGGCTGCACATCGGCGGTCACGGCCGGACCACCCTGTCGGCGATCTCCTCGGCGGTCAGTGCCTCGAGCTCGAGGACGACGGGGCGGTAGCGCTGGTCTGGGTTGATCGGCGCCACGGTGGCGTTGCGGAGCTCGATCGACTCCAGCACCCGGGCCCGGATCCAGACCAGGCGGCCGTCAGCGCACTCGAAGCTGACGAGCCCGGAAGCGTCGCCGATCCCCGCGACCGCGTGGGTCACCGCATCGTGCAGGGCCTCGCCTTCCGCGGGGGGTAGGAGCGGTGACCACCACACCCGCTGGGCGGAGCTCAGGTAGACCACGCGCGCCGCGCTGACGTCGGCCGGGGTCGGCGCCGTCACGGCTTGGCCTTCGCGGCGGCGTCGAGGATCCGCTTCTCGATGTCGGCCAGCGTGTAGCCCTGGGTGGTCAGGAACGTCAACCAGGTGGCCATCTCCCGCTGCCGGATGTCGAGCTTCCGGTGGACGTCCTTGGTGATGGTCAGCTCGATCGCCGCGGCGACGTGGGCGAGCAGCTGCAGCGGCAGCCGGGCATCGGTGACCCCCTCGCCGCTGGTCAGCGTCGGCTCGCCCTCGGCGCCGGTCTTCCACGGCGGCTGCAGGCCGAGCTCTGCGCGGATCTTGGCGGCGTCGTCGGGCTGGTAGGAGTCCAGCCAGCCGCGGAGGTCCCCGCGGAAGGTGGTGACTGCCTCGACGGCGAAGCGGAGGACGTCCTTCTCGCCGCGACGCCGCTCCAGGAGCACAGTGCGGATCCATTGCCGGCGGGTGGCGTTGGCCGCGGCCATCGCCTTGTTGTCCTCGATGAGCTGGCGGCGCTCGTCCGCGGCCGCCTTCTTGCCCTCGGCGGTCGTCGGCTTCGAGGGGCCGACCGCCCACGCGTCGACGTGGCCGTACTTCGCGAAGTCGGTGCACACCTCGCGCACCCGCGGCCCGTTCCAGTCCTCGACCACGCAGACCGCCGAGCCCGGGCAGGATGCGTGCGACTCGTCGGTCAGGCTCTTCCCGTCGTGCTCGAGCGCTCCGAGCGACCGGTTCTTCGCGCCCTGCATGTGGACCTTGTCGACGAGCGTTCGGCCGGCCGCCTGCAGCTCGGCCACCTTCGCCAGGTACAGCTCGCGGGCCTTCCGGTCCTGCTGGGCGCGCGTGGCGGCGTGGGCGAAGTTCCCGGCGCCGTGCTCGGCCGCCTCCACCAGCCGAGTGGTCGTCTCCGTGTCGTCGGCGTAGAGCGCGACGACGGCGGCCTGCTCGAGGTCCAGGCCGCCGGCGGCGACCGCGGCCGCGGTGGGCTCGTCGAGCCGGGCGACACCGGCGGCCAGCTTGATGCGCTTGGGGTCGAGGCCGGTGGACTTCGCGACCTTCGCGATGGTGACGCCGAGGTCGAGCATCTCCTGGACACCGCGGGCCACCTCGACGGAGGTGAGGTTCTGCCGGTGCACGTTCTCGGCGAGCATCGTGGCGACGTGCTCGGCGGCGCCGGCCCGGTCGTCGGCGGCGTGCACCATGTCGGCGCGGGCGATGGCCGGCACCAGCTCGAGCTCGGCGGCGATCGCCGCGGCGGTGCGGCGGTGGCCGGCGACGATCTGGTGGCCACCGTCGCCGAGCGGGACGACGGTCAGCGGCTCGATGACGCCCTTGGTGCGGATCGAGTCGGTCAGGCTGGTGATGTCGCCGATCTCCGAGCGCACGTTGAGCGGGTGCTGGGCCAGCGCGCGCGGGTCCAGCCACAGCAGCTGGTAGTCCTGCGTCGTCACCGGACGCCGTCCGCGCGCTTGTCGGCGAGGCGGATCCCCTTGCCGAGGAGGATCCCGACGCCGGCGGCGACGACCGTCCACGCGATCGAGCCGGCCACGATCAGCAGGGCGATCACCGGGCCACCGCCGGTGAGGGGGCCAGGGCGCGCAGCAGGATGCGGGGGATGCCGGCGGTGGCCGGCTCGATGTCGGGCACCGCCGGTCGGCCCGCGGCGATCGCCACAGGGACGCGCGTGGCCATCTGAGCGGCGACGCGACCGGGGTGGTCGCGGTGGTAGTCGGCGATCAGCCGCTGCGGGCGCAGGCCGTGCGCGCGCAGACGGTGGCTGGTGGTGTTGACGTGGCGCTTCATCTGGGAGACTCCTTCGAGTTGGAGCCCTCTCGCGCGGTGCTGACTGGCGGTGTGCGGGAGGGCTTCGGCGCGTGCGGTGGAAGCCCGGTGCTGGCCGAACGGGGGACGGCCAGCACCGGGGGATCAAGGGCCCTGGCTCGGCCTGGTGGTCATGCCACGCCCGCCGCCGGTCGGCGGGTGGCGCTGGTGGACGCGCCGGTGAGGTCGTCAACGGAGACCTGCAGAAACTCCGCCGCGACGGCGAGCTCGTCGGCGGAGAAGGGCACGAGTCCGCGGACGCGCTTGCTCACGCGGTGCTCGTCGACGCCCATGGCGGCGGCCAAATCGCGGCGGGTCCGGCGCTGGCGTCCGAGCTCGGCACGGACGTTTGCTGCCGCGGCTCGGGTAGCCATTTTGTCTGGGCTAGTCGAATTCGCTGGCATGGGCGGAAGTTAGCCCAGAAGTGTGACGGTCGTCCAGGCAGCCCTAGCTGCTGCGGCGTGTCGCGGTGCGCGTTCGGCGTGTCACGAACCGACTGCTAGGCAGGCCCAAGTCCTATGAGCTAGTTTTCGCCCTATGGGACTTCTTCAAGGGCGGCGCGCTATGCCGAGCCGCGCGCAACGGACGTACGCGGGCCAGGCCGCCGAGAACCTTCGCGTGCTGATCCGCAGCCACGGGATCACCAACCGCGAGCTGGCGGACGCCTGCGGGCGGAGTGAGTTCTGGGTCGGGAAGAGGATCAACGGTCACGTGCCGCTCGACCTGGACGACCTCGAGCTGCTCGCCAGGACGCTCGGGGTCGAGCCGGCCGAGCTGCTGCCACGCGAATGGGTGGCGCCATCCCCCGATCCGACGAACGGCGGTGACGCTGTGTGGGCCCCGCGAGGATCGAACTCGCAACCCGCGGATTA